TCACAAGATGTCGCTGTATATGACTATCACAAATGCGCCAAGGTGTTAGTGCGCAGAGATGGCATGACACTAGAAGAGGCATATGAGTGGTTGGACTTTAATGTTGTTGGGAGTTATGTCGGGGACCTGACGCCCATTTTTGTTGAAAGAATTAATATAAAAGAGGTTATAAATGAAGAACCGTGAAAGAGATTTTGAAATCTTTAGGTTGCGCAAAGAACAATACCTGAACTTAAACGTCATTGGAAAGCGATTTGGTCTTAGCCAAGAGCGCGTCCGTGTTATTGTTAATGATTTGGAGGAACAGGGATACAATGTTCAGAATTTTCGGGCCGCCCGGAACGGGGAAAACGACCAAGCTTCTTGATATGGTAGATAGAAACTTGGAAGCGGGTGTTCTACCTACGAACATTGCCTTTCTTGCTTTTACCAGAAAAGCCGCAGAAGAAGCACGGGAACGTGCCGCAAGCCGTTTTAATTTAGATCCCAAAAATGATTTGTTCTTTTTTAAAACGTTGCACTCGCTTGCTTTGGCCTTGACGGACATCCGTACCGAACAGGTTATGCAACCAGAGCATTACAAGGAACTCAGTAAAACCATAGGCGTAAATCTAAACGCAGATCAACAGAACAGGTTTTCGGATTTACCAGAAGCACAGAAGTCAAGCGACCCTATCTTAGGTTTAATTAATCTAGCGCTTTTGCGCAAAGTACCTCTGCGCGAGCAATACAACATCAGCCGCATTGAAGAAAGTTGGAATGTCGTGAAATATGTTGACGAGGCCCTGACCAAGTACAAACAAACTTATAAGCTTTATGACTTTACAGATATGTTGCGCGTCTTTGCAAATACAGGGGAAACGTGTTGTCCACGTTTTGCCGTGACTTTCCTAGACGAAGCGCAGGATTTATCCCCGCTACAGTGGGACATTGCACATATGCTCGACCGTCAGTCAGAGAAGATGTATTGTGCGGGAGATGATGATCAAGCTATTTACAGGTGGGCCGGCGCAGACGTAGAGCATTTTATTAATTTAGAAGGTGGGTCAGAAACCCTGTCTCAATCCTACCGCGTACCAGAAAAGCCGTGGGAAGTCGCACAGAATGTAGCGCGTCGCATCAATCACCGCTTTCCAAAAACGTACAGCCCCCGCAAAAACAAAGGGTTTGTTACCAGAGTATCCATGCTCCAAGAGTTAGATTTAAGTGAGGGCTCTTGGCTAATCTTGGCCCAAGCCGCTTACTTGTTACAAAACGTATCCTACGATCTAAAAGCTATGGGGCTTTTGTTTTCTTTTCGCGGCCACCGCAGTGTGTCGGAGCGCATGAGTGAAGCAATCAACGGGTGGGAGCAGTTGCGCAAGGACAAGGACGTTTCCGGTAAAGCCGTCAAAAGCATCTATAGTTATATGTCGAGCAAAGATAGGATAAAACGCGGTTTCAAGAAACTGGGCGGTCTGGAAGAAGACGAAATGTTTTCCTTTGACGTGTTGGTGAAGGACTACGGCCTGCTGGCCACAAAAGATATGATCTGGCACGAAGCCATGGATAAAATGCCAGAGACAGACCGTGCCTATATCATTGCAATGTTGCGTCGGGGCGAGAAGTTTAACGCACCGCCCCGCATTACAGTGTCCACGATCCACGGATCTAAAGGTGGCGAGGCCGATAACGTGATCTTGTTTACAGATTTATCGCCCGCGGCGGACGAATCAATGCGTCTTGATCCAGATGATATGCATCGAACTTTTTACGTCGCCGTCACACGAACCAAACAAAATTTATTTATTGTTGAACCAGAAGACATCTCAAGGAGTTATGATCTATGAAACGTGAAGAAATATTAAATCAAGCAGAAAGCTTGGTAAACGGCCCACGGGCCAAGGATTACGGAGATGCACATCTAAACCATACCCGCGTTGCAAGGCTTTGGTCCGTTATATTGGGCAAAGAAGTAAGTGTTGAAGAAGTTTATTTGTGTTTAGTGCAGTTAAAGGTGTCACGTCTAATCGAAACGCCCTATCATACCGATAGCTGGGTAGACATTTGTGGATACGCCGCGCTTGGAGGAGAAGAATAGATGGCGCTACAGATGGCGATGTTCATGCCAAAAAGCGAATGGGTGCCGCCCGCAGAACTACCCGACATTTTTGATGCAAAGAGAATAGCCATAGATGTCGAAACGCGCGACCCGAACCTTAAAACCAATGGGCCCGGATGGGCTACAGGAGACGGGGAAGTTATTGGGTACGCGATTGCTGTTGAGAACTGGTCAGGTTACTTGCCAATCCGGCATCAAAATGGCGGCAACTTAGACGAGCGCATTGTTAACAAATGGCTCAAGAAAGTCTTTGAGAGCCCCGCTGATAAGATTATGCACAACGCCCAGTACGATGCCGGTTGGATCCGCCGCATGGGATTTACACTCAATGGCCGCATTATAGATACAATGCTTGTCGCTTCGCTACTGGATGAAAACAGATTTAGCTACAGTCTAAACGCCCTCGCCTTTGACCACCTTAATAAAACTAAGAGTGAGAAGGGTTTGGTTGAAGCCGCCACCAGCTTTGGCATCGATCCAAAAGCGGAAATGTACAAGATGCCCGCCATGTATGTGGGACCCTACGCCCAAGCTGATGCGGAACTGACCTTGGAGCTGTGGAGTTACTTTTCTGTGCAAGTAGGCAAAGAAGACCTCTGGTCCATCGTTAACATGGAACTCGACCTCCTTCCGTGCCTTGTGGACATGACATGGAAAGGCGTTCGCATTGATCAAGATAAGGTAGAGCGCACCCGCAATACGCTTCTTAAAACAGAAAAAGCAATACACGCTGAAATAAAACGTTTGGTTGGGACCGATGTAGAGATCTGGGCCGCAACGTCTCTGTCCAAAGCTTTTGACAAAGTGGGCATTACCTATCCAAAAACAGCGGCTGGGGCTCCTTCGTTTACAAAAAGCTTCCTGACTGATCACGCGCACGAACTTCCTAAGCTTATTGTTAATGCAAGAACCCTCAACAAAACGTCAGGTACATTTATCAATACCATAATGAAGCATTGCCGATCCGATGGCCGCATACATTCCCATATCAATCAGGTGCGCAGTGACGATGGCGGTACAGTTTCTGGCCGGATCTCCATGAACAATCCTAACTTACAACAGCTACCGGCCCGTGATCCACAGATAGGACCTATGATCCGTTCTCTGTTTCTACCAGAAGAGGGGGAGAAGTGGGCCGCAATAGACTTCTCGCAACAGGAACCGCGGATCTTGGTCCATTATGCCTACGTGTTTGGCAAGAGCAGACCCATACCGCTGGAGGGTGTACAAGAGTTTGTTGACGGCTACCGGAGCGATGCGAGTATGGATTTCCATACCATGGTTGCAGAAATGGCCAATATTCCACGTAAGCAAGCCAAAACAATCAATCTGGGCATGATGTACGGCATGGGTGTGAATAAACTGTCTGACCAGATGGACATATCGGTGGACGAAGCAAAAGCTTTGGTCAAACAATACCACAGTCGCGTCCCGTTTGTAAAAGCGCTGATGAACGGTGTGATTAACAGACTTAATGATAAGGCCAGTGCGGGCTCAATCCGGTCTATTTTGGGCAGAAAATGCCGCTTTGACCTCTGGGAGCCCGATAGTTTTGCAATGCACAAAGCTCTTCCCTACCGTGAGGCCGTCCAAACACACGGGGAAACCACCCGATTGAAACGCGCTTACACATACAAAGCGCTCAATCGCCTTATTCAAGCCTCCGCCGCCGACATGACAAAAAAAGCAATGGTAGATCTGTACAAAGCGGGCAAAACGCCCATGATCCAGATCCACGATGAGATGGCCATGTCCGTCAAATCGCGGACCGAAGCCCAAGAAGTGGCAGAAATTATGGAAAATGCAGTACCTCTTGAAATTCCTAACAAAACTGACATAGAAATTGGTCCCAACTGGGGCGAAGCAACATAAAAAGCTTGTAAGTTTATATATAATCCTATAAAGTCTTGTACAGAAATGCATTGGAGACGAAAATGGATACCGAAAAATGGAAAAGTGTATTGGTTCCGAAAGAAATTTATGATGAGATCAAACAAATTTCAAAAACTGAGGGGAGAACCATTAGTGGTCAGCTTAGACTTGTGTTTGACGTTTACAAAAAGAATGTTAAAAAAGATGAACTTTACATGGACCGTGGGTGACGGGTCTTTCCAACGAAGATTAGATCAAGAATTGTGTCCGGCTTGCAAAAGTCAATTGGTGCGGGTAGAAAATGATGATCCCTATCAACAAAAACGTGTCTGTAACCGGTGTAATTTACAGATTTTTGATACGCTAACCGTTCAACCATAAAGTTCTTGACAATTTTATATAAAATCCCGTACGATACCTTATAGAATATTTTTCTATATTTATTGTCCAAACTCGGCCCCCGTCGCTAAGGTATCAACTTCGGCGGGGGTTTTTTTTATGTTTGACTTTTTGTAATTTGTGGTGTAACTCTTATACATGGACAATTACAGAAAGAACATATGATGGCACGTAAAAAACGCTTAAACCTTTATCAAAATAAAAGAACGCAAGGACTTCCAAAACAACAATTTAATTTTTTAAAAAATAAAAACACCCCAGAGACAAAAGAAGCTTCTCCTACAGAAGCGATAGAAATTCTATTAAAACACCGGCCTAACTTACAAAACATAAAAAATGTTGGTGT